ATTCGCAGCCAACACGCGTTATACTTTTTGCCCCCCCTTCCTCCGCTTGCTTACCTTGTCCTTGTTGCTCTTTCTTGCGTGGCATGTAACACATAGCGACTGCCAGTTGTCCGTGTCATAGAAAGAGCCGCCTTGCTCAACCGGTTGGATGTGATCCAAGACGGTAGCTGGCTCAATCAAGCCCTTCTCAGAACAATGAACACACAAAGGATTAGCATTGAGGAAGACTGCTCTTCGCTTGCGATAAGCGCTATGCGTGTACCGCTTCTCATTGTTGTACGGGTTTACATCGGGCTTTGGGCGGCCTCTCAATGGTGTTCGCTTAGTTGCTGATCTGCTCATGCTATAGTAGTATTACTGGTAACCTTGTAGTGGGTATCGAATACCTTTCGGTTCATTGCCCCTATGTATGGCAGGGGGCTGGCCAGTATCGCTTCATTTGGTTGTATCAATACAAGATTAACCATTTCAGGCAACGAAGTGCAGCCTCCATAATGGTCTGCAACCTCATATTCGTTGCCGTCATCATCAAGGCAACGGCACCCAACAAGGCTTTCTGTAAGTCCAGAAGCAAGGGTTGTAATGTGCATTTGAAAAATATCTGTTTTAGTTTTGTTTTAGTCGCAAATGTAAACCTTTACAACAAGAGAACAAAATCTTTCTTAAAGGGGCTTTAAATGCATATAATGTTAATAAAAAATCCCTCGTCGTACCGGCGAGGGATTTCTATTTTATAATCGCTTCACAACGCGCTGTAGCGTACTTTTACCGCCCCATTTTTCGCCATTTGTTTTAGTTCTGTTTTAGTCGAATTTTTTACCAATCCATGGCTACCTTTCCTACATTTCGGGTATTGCTATACCCTAAACCAAACGCAGACGGCCTTCATACCGTGTACATGCGCGCTACATTCGCCCGCAAAAGTAAGTACTTTAGCTTACGTATGTATTGCCTTCCCGAGGATTGGCTTGAAACAAGGCTAAAAAAGAAATTCCCCAAATCCAAAGAACTAAATGATCTGATTCGCACTTACGAGCAACGCGCCAGCGACTACCTGCTTATGATCCAACGCACCGGTGAGCCGTTTACGTTCGACCGATTTGAATTTGCGGTGTTTGGCGCGTCCGATGTTCCAACGCTTGACAAATACTGCAAATACATTGCATCCGTTTCAAGCATCGGTAACGCCCAGCACTATATCAGTTTGGCTAACTCGATTGCAGTATTCAGGCCTTCGGCAATGCTTACTGATTTGGACTTGGCTTGGCTGCATCGGTATGCCGATCACCTGAAAGCAAGACAAATCAAAGATACCACCATTCACTTCTACATGCGCACACTCCGTGCTGCCTGTAACAGGGCCGCCAAAACTGGAGTAATGTCCAAGGACTGGAATCCTTTTTCAGATTTTTCGCTATCCAAGTTGAACACCAAAACCAGAAAACGCGCTATCACCATAGCCGACATCCGAAAGCTCGAAAATATTGCAGGTACGCTACCAGTAGATATGTTCCTGCTCTCCTTCTACCTTCGAGGTATCAATCTTTTCGACCTTGCGCACCTGAAACCTGCGAATATTGAGCACAACCGTATTGTGTATATTCGCGCCAAGACAGGCAAGCAGTACTCCATCGGCATCAATCGAAAAGCGCAAGCCGTATTCGATTATTACGCAGGAGGCATCTACCTGGTACCAATCCTTACTGGAAAAGAAGAAAACGACCAGCGGCGTAGGGAAAGAATCAAAAGAATAATGAAGCAGGTCAACTTTGGAATTCGCGCCGCTTTTGCCTCCATTGGCGTTGATTCAGAGGGGATTTCTTTCTACACCGCTCGTCATACTTATGCTACCGAGTTGAAGCGCGCTGGGGTAGCAATGGAGATAATATCGGAGGCACTTGGACATTCGGATTTAAAAACAACGAAAATCTACCTGAAGGACTTCGAAGCGCAAGTATTGGATCAGGCTGATTTGTTATTGCTTTGAAGCCAGCACGACTTAACCGGACTTATCCGGTTTTATCCGGATTACCCACTTAACCCGGATAAGCGCTACAATCACACGGTACCTTTGCAGGAAATTAAATATTTTCCGCAATATGGTTAACCCGTTTGAAGAGATTATCGCCAGGCTTTCATCCATTGAAGCCGTTTTACAGGAACTAAGAAAAGAGAGCAACCGAGCACAGCGCGCCGATGGCACCCGCCCAGGCGAAGCTGTTGCACATTATGTAAGTAAGCGACAGGCCGCCCGGCTATTGGGTTGCTCGCCTTCAACTATTGACAACCACGCCCGCGCCGGACGCCTGACACGTCTCTACATCGGGAAGGCTGTACGATTTGACCGCGCCCAGGTGCTGAGCCTTGCAACAGCTATTCCATTTTTGAGCAAAATCTAATAACGATTAATGCTCCAATCATAATAAGAAGAAGATCAAATACTTTTGGATACATATAAAATTTATTTTTCCTTTTCAGGCCGTTTTTGAAGCGATTGTTCCCAGTCAAAGTTTTTGGGCGGATTTTTTAAAAATCCAAAATGCAAATAACAGATTTCTAAATCTTCAGTCATTACAGCCCATTGGTCTTGAACCTTAGTGGGCTTTACTCTGTACCAAAAGGCGCGCCCGGATTTGTCCACCGCGGCGTAATTGTATCCGGGTGGGCAAAATTCCCACGGGTAATTAATTTCATTCATGTGTTGGGTTTTTTTATGTTTATTGTTTGCCCGTTGAACCGAATCCACCATCTCCACGCTCGGTTTTAGGCAAATCCAGCACTTCTTCAAATTCAATTGGAATGATTTCCTCAAGGTAGATTTGCCCAATCCTATCGCCTGGGGCAAAAGGACTTTTAGGGTATTTCAATGCTCGTTTCCCAAAATATGCCTTAACAATAGGCAGCGCCCGAAATCGAAATTGATATTCGCCAGTGTAATCTGGGTCACCTAAACCCGGACTGTTTTGCATTATCCAGCCGGTTTTTGTCAGGCTTGAGCGTGGTACAAGCGTAATCTTGTAATTCGAATCAGCCGGCCGCATAGCAATCCCGGTTTTGCAAATTATTAAATCCGGTTCAGGTTGTTCAATGGAGACGCAAAAGACGTCCCAGCCTCCTGCATTTTCAGAGGAGCGATCAGGCCACTTTGCAAGCGGATGCAATTTTTTTACGTGAATCTTCATCAAAATATTTCTGTTTCGGTTACGATTTCCGTTAGCAATTTTTCAGCCAGCAAATACGCTTTTACACCGCTTTGTACTTTTGGCCGTTTGGTTTTTGGTTTCTTTTTATTTTGTTTGCGCGTAAGAAAATCTGGATACATATTACCTGATTTTTATTTTGTATATGTCCGAAGCCGGTTTGTTTGACGTTTTACATACTCCAGTTGGCATGCCGGTTAAATCGTCGCGGTATTTGCGCGCTTTGAAGTTTTGACCCTTTACCCGCTCTTTGTATTCTGCCTCGATACGTGCGCGGCGCGCTCGGTCTTGGTCATAATTATCAATGTTGCTCATATTGTTTCAGATTGCGGCCCATCATGGCCAGTTTAAAGGCGTCTCGTTCGTCTTGGTTACTTCTGGTCAGCAAAAGCCCTTCCCCCATCGCTACTGTTTTTGCTTGTACGTCCGTCCACTTTGCCCCCTTCTTTCTCGGGCTTACCTCGAAAACATTTCTTTTCCCGTACCGCCCAATAGCCGATTGGTACGCAAGTTGGCTAACCGCCTGATTGGTGCCCACGTTCCGGCCTTTCCGGGCTATCTCCGAGCGGGATCCGGTCATGTCAAAGTTTTGGTTTTGCAAATAACTGTTTTCAATGATCACCGTCACAAGATTGATCTCTGGTAACGGTGCATCTTCAGAGCGCAACCAGTCATGCCAATGCAGCACGCTATCAAACGCCAAGAATCGCACCGTCCTATCTGCGTAATCAACTACGCAAGCTCTAAAGCCATCACGGCGAAAGGCCGGGTCCACTCCAATGTATATTGCGCCTTTTTTCATCGCTGACAATTTTTTACCCGATAAGCCAACACGCCTTTTGTTAAGCTTACATATATCACCTCAAACACCCCGGCGTCCAAAGCGCGCTGAAATTCCTGACTGGCCGCAAGTTCGCTGCACTTCCAAGTTTGACGAATAATCTGTTCCCATGTGCGCCTGGTAGCGTACTCTCGATAGCGCTGCGTCCAATCCGATCGCTCAAAAGGGGATTGCTTCTTCATTGCGGCTGTATTGAACTTGTGTAATAGGTGGCTCTGCTATCTGTGAGGATTCGTCATAGAACCCCAATACCGGATCGAACGCGCACTTGTAGTCGAACGTCACGCCGTTACGGTTCTTCAGCGTCAATATTTCTGCCTTGCCCTTAGTGCTGGCTCCCGTTTCATCCTCATTGATGCCGTAGTACTCAGCCCGGAATGGCGCAAATACATAGTGCGCTGCCTGCTCCAGGCTGCCGCTGTCACGTATATCCGACAGAGCCGGGCGTTTGGAGCCTCCTCGGCCTTCTACGCCCCTGTTCAGTTGAGCCATGGCCACCAGGGTAATATTGAGGCTCTTGGCAGCCTCCATCAACTCCCTGCTTACCTCGGTAATGATGGTATCCCTGTTTGCGTTCCTCGATGCGCCCTCGTACTTCATCAGCTGCACGTAATCAACGATGGCGTACTGGATCGGCTTTTCGTAATTAATAGCGTGCAGCATATTCACAAATGCAGTTACCCCGTATTCGGTGACAAAACGCACGTTGGAGTCCTTCACTTTCTTCGCCGCTTCGACAATGGCCGCCCGGCGCGCTGGCGCCAGCATACTCCAGTCGCAGTTCGGGTCTGTGCCTGTCAGGATGCCCATGCGCCTGCGCAGAAGGGCATCGTAGCCCATCTCCAGGCTGTTAAATACCCCATGCAATCCGCACGATTCAAAATGCTCCAGCATGTTCAGCCCAAGTTGCGTCTTACCCATCCCCGGCCGCGCCGCAATAAGCATCACGGCTCCCGGCTCATAGTATTTCAGCCTGGCACGCATGGTCAGCAGGTGGGGCTTGCATGGGTAATCTGGTTCGTACCCTTCCAATTTATCTTCAACCCAGCGGTCGAAGGTATCGAAGTTCAAATCTTCGGCGATGGTGTATGCACCCGATTCGCGCCGAAATTCATCCTGCTTCCGCCGCAGGCCTTCCGCGCTCATACCGCTCATAATAGCACCTGGTATCATTTGCGCAGCCCGGTGTTCCACCCACATCTTGTACACCGGCTCAAAACACTGGTATGCCATCTCCAAATCCACACCGGAGGCATTGCGCATCAGCACGGCCGCATCGTCGGCCGTGAAGTTGATGCCGTTTTTCTGGCACTCGTGTATCAAGCCGTTGGCGCTGAATTTCCCAAACTGTTTCTGCAAGCGCCAGATCATTCCGGTTACCTGATCGTATCTGGACGCTGAAAACCACGCAGGCGTGATCTTCGCAACATACTTGCGAAAGTTATGCGGCTCCCGAATGATAGCAGCAATCAATGCATCTGACAACTGCTGGTACTGTACTTCGATTCCTTCTTTCATATCCGGGCTATTTTGTAGGCTTCATTCAATATAGCGCCGTATTCGGCCTCAAGGCCCGAGAATCTGTCACGCACATGCGCCTTGGATTGCTCCAAGCTGCCTCCGCATTTCCCAATGATGATCTTCCAGTATTCCACCCATAGCCCCATCGTCTGCTCGTCAAGCGCTGCAAGTGCGCGCCGCCATGATTCCATTTGCATAGCGTGCAACTGGTTGAGGAAAGCACAGTATTCATCCGCACGGTGTGCCGGATATTCACGGTATAGCCCGGCGCAGCAACCGGCGCAAAAGTATCGAATACGGTAATCATTCACCTCGGGCGCCCGCTGTATCTGTTCGTCTGTAAGCCCAAGCAGCACGCTTACATCGGTGAGCGTGCCAAAGTACCGATCTACTTCCACGATCGCACAGACGGCGCTCTGCAATTCAAGCCGCCGATCCGCTATCCGAATAATTGGTCTTGTTTTCATATCGGACGGTATTTGGGTTCCTTAATTCCTTCGCTGTCTGCAGATACCACCATACGGTGCCGAGGCTCTGCAATTTCCGTTTCGGTAGCGAAGCGCCGAGCAGGCTCCGCCGATCGGCCAGGCGCGCCGCCGGAATATTTTTGCGTCGAACGGTAATGTCTCGAAGAAGAGAAATTCAGAAAGTGCGAAAGCAAAGAAGCCCGAGTATGGTAGCTTTCGCTTTTGGCGGTTGCCTCGAGGGCAAATGCCTCAAAGTACTCATCAAAATTGACGATCGGGATTTTCCGAGAAAGCGAAAAAGCTTCGCGGGTGCTGTTTTCAGTTTTTATTGAAAGTAACCAATTTTGAAATTGGTTTTTGCTTTCAATAACAATATCTTTCTCTGTATTATTATATTTACTATTCTGTTCGGCATTTTTGCGGATAGCTATAGGCATTTTTGCGGATAGGGTATCCGCATTTTTGCTGGTACCTATCTGCATTTTTGCAGGTAGGGTATCGGCATTTTTGCGGATACACCCTGATAAGTATATTCGGCGCTGATTACCTTTTGACTTATCAATTTCAACATGCAAAAACCCGTTGTCTTGCAATAATTTCACCCACCGACTAACAGTATCAGTTGAGCAGTTATACAACGAAGAAAAATAAGAATTTGAAGCCCAGCAGTATCCTTCGCGATTACAAAGCGCCGTAATTTCGGCGAAGAGAAGTTTGGCGCCGTCAGGAATGACGGTGCAATAGCGCACGTCTGCCGGAATAATCGCAAAGCAACTGGATTTATCTTGTTCTTGCATAATGCAGCGTTGTTTAATCCGTGGCAAACAAAAAGACGGCCTGCCACATACCGCTGCTAAAACACTCTTTGAAGGAGCCATGCTGGGCTAACCAGCTCGGTAAGGACAGACCGCCGTATCTTGAATACAACGCTGCTGGGAGCAATAAAAGGCCCCATATTTGGAGCCTGATATGGCTCCTTCAATAATGTTTTAGCGGGACAAATATACATCGTTTTTGAGATTCAAAAACTTTTTTCACAATTTATTTTTTTCCACCCGTTTATTTCCATGGTCCGTCCGTATGCGATGCTGCACAAAAAGCACAGACATACCTCCGGTTTTCGCACTTTCCCGCCGAGCGCCCTCGGCACCTGGCTGGGTTTCGACCAGCGGTATAGCACACCGTCGGCAAGCGTATCACAGTGATCGCAGATACGCTGCTCATCCGGCACTTCGCTCATGGGAATTTCGATTGCGTTGGATTTCCGATGAATCATATTGCAAGTCGCATTTGCTGATTAGCGTTGTTGACCAAAGCGAATGCTTCTACGTGCTTTCCTGTCACCGGATCTTTTACCCGGCGTTCCAGGTATTCCAAGCGGTACGGCTTACCATCCAGTTCGATGCCGTTTTTTTCAATCTCATTTACGCGGCCGGCTACCGTAGATGATTCAATGCCCATAAACCTGGCGATGTCTTTCCTTGTCACCGGCTTCCCTGAACACGTTTGCATCAAGATATACCGGGCAATACGGTGCCGCAGGGTGTTTCTTTCCGCCGAAGTTGAATGATAGGTTTCTGACGAACTTGTTTTTACGTTACTCATAGTCATAGTACGTGGTTTTTGCAGTCAGGGCCCCGGCAACTCTTACGAGCTGCCGGGTTCTTACCCTAACTAAATCAAATGTTGCTCTGCGTGAGGAAGCCGGGAATCGAACCCGGTCACTCGAAATCACCATTTTGCGCTTTCGCCACTTCCCCGTAAATTTGCCCGCCTCTTTTGGCGGGCGTCATAATCTCTCTCATGAAAATCTTCGCGCCCGGTGCGGATTCGAACCGCATTTAATACCCAATGTCCTTATTGTATTTGCCGCTGTCCCCAGTCCGGCTGCCCCCGGGCAATAATTGCCGGTCTTTCCCGGCTGTCTGTTAAAAAGGAAGATCGTCTTCATCGTATGATTTACCCGCCCTGTCATTCGCCGGGGAATACTCCACATGTACGTTACTGGTTATCTGATTGGCATCGCTGGATGCGCGCACGCTGGTTTGAGTAGGGGCTGGCCCTATCCCTGTGATTTTCTTAATTACGCGATCCAGCATCCACTCAGCCACCGGCATGAAGTCATATTCAATCTTTCCGCCGCGGCCTTCCCATGTACGCGGATCCGGGCGGCCTTGATCTTTCAACACATTCCACTCCGGGGAGCCGATCGTATCTACTCCCTGCCGGATAGAAATACCAATCTGCCTTTTCCCATCACGCGTCATATCGTATGGCGTAAACGTTGCCTTTTCCCACGGCTCGTAGTACGGGTTCAGCATCCGAGCCAGCAGGTTCAAGCTGTTACGGCTGTCCAGTTGCCCGACTTCCCAAATTATTTCTTCACCGCCGCTTTCCACATCAAGCGCCAAGAAAGGCATATCAATCTCCTTAATCTTTTTGCTCATCTTGTAAACAGATTTCACCACCGCGGTGAAATTGGAGAAGATTTCATAGCAGTACGTTCCCGATTCTGAGGTGTACGTCTCGAACGTCCGATTCCCGCAATCAGCGGGAATCGTATCCACCCGAAGTTTAAGCACCTGCCGACCTTCCTTGTCTTTGTCTTTTCGCCCGGTTATCAGGCGCTTTTTTTTGTTTTCTCCGTAAGATTTTGCTTCCATATCGTTAGTAATTAAGTCTGCGTTTGAGTTCGGCTCGCCAAGCCCGCCGTTCGTTTATGATCTCAGACCATGCATTTAGCAGCCGCTTTTCAGTTTCAAATTTGGTTTTGTGCTTGCCGTGAATATGATTCACGACAGTGTTGTAGTGAACACCGGCACGCTTGGCAACCAGTTTGTAGTCGCCATCCCGAATTTCATCTTTAATCTGCTCAATATCAGTAATCATATTTCGTGTTTGCAATGCTTTTAATTCGATTTACTTCCTCTTCGGCGTCCCGGTGATGGCGTCTTGCTTCCCGGTATCTGCGCTCCGCTTCTTCTTGCGCAGAAAGGGCGGCAAAAAAAGCGTCTTTCTTTTCCTTCATCCACATTTCAGCCTGCTGTAATTCGTCCGAAAAAAACCTCGGCACACTGCAGTCATACTCGCAGTATTCTCCGGCTATGTATTCAATTTCTTTAATTACCTGCTTAGGCAAACTTTCCACGTTCATTGGGAATCCACTCATATCCTCAGTACGCATTATTTCTACGTCCACCGACGGCAATTGAGGCGCGCCATTTTCGTCCTCAAACGGCCAAATAGTCACCCGGCACTCCAAAAGGAACTCTTTGCCGCTGAAGCCGCGGTGAATGAAGCGCACCGTTTTGGCCTTTATTTTTGTGGTATCTTTGTGCATTTTGTTACGCAAAATTAAATGATAGCACAAATATAAGTTAACAAAACCAATTAACATACATACCGAGTAAAAAAAAATGTTAATGAGTGTAAAAAAATACATTCATCTAACTAAATCTTTATTTTGCTAACATTTTTCAGTTTTCCCATGGAAAAAAGCGCCGATTCTGCACTATTTAAAAACCTTCTCGATGCGTTAAAACTCACGCCGTCAAAGTTTTGCAAAGAAACTACCATATCTCCACCCATCGTATCCGGCATATTATCCGGCAAGCGAACAATCACTTCAGACGTGATCGTGCGCACCCTCCGACGATACACCAACGTAAACATTGAGTATTTGTTAGGCAACTCCGAATTAATGTTCGTGAATGGTTTCCCGCCAGTCAACCCGGCAGAAGCTATGGCCAAGGAACTGGCCGCGGCAAAAATTGAAATCCTCCGGCTCAAAGCCGAACTGTACGACCTTATGTCTGCACAAAACAAAAAAGCCCCTCCAGGCGGAGAGGCTTAGACAGCAGGTGTTCTAACAAATCACCCCCCGGCTCTTGCGCCGGGGGTGTAATTATTTTAGATGTTCGGGATTCACCCGAATATACATTTCAAAAGTATATCTTTCAGGAGCGTAACGCTGCAAAAAATATTGCAACCGGCGGTGGCCTAGTTGCACTACTCTCCCTTTTCTAACAATTTTTCCTTCAGCAGCCCGCCTTGCCTGCTGCAATGCCTGTCTTTCAGAAGGAGTCAGATTCTCCCATATAACAGGTCTGACATGCTCCCAAAAATCTGCCCAGGCTTCTGCCGGAGTTAAAAGATAGCTCATGCGACAAAGGTAAACGGCATTTGTGAAATTAGTTTAATTTTTTTTTGTCTTTTTATTGTAATTGTGAAATAAGTTTCACTATCTTTGCACAACAAACGAACGAACGAAATATGAGCACACATCCGAACATTGCCGCAAACGTTGTAGCGAACATTACCGCGAAGGATATGGCGAACATTACCGCGAAGGATATAGCGAACATTCTTGGCGTTGGGACGGACGCCGTACGAATGAAATATAAGCGAATGTTCCCCACCAGACCGTTCGATGCAACCGAGCCGTTACCCCGTGAAATATCCGGACGACTGCTTGCCGACGGCCGTAAAAAAGCCGCCGCCAACAAACCGGCAAATAAGCCGGTCACTGCCACGCCGGTAACCATTCCGCCGGCAAAAAAACCTTCCGCGCCTGAATTCAATCTGCGGCGCGCCATGCTAATCTTCCTGCTTGTTGCCCCGACGGCTGCAAGTGTCACCAATATGTACCACGTAACTGGGGAGATCACCGCAGAGCCGATTACGGCGGCGCTATACACCATCGTACTCAGCGTTACGGCACTCGGATTCACGCTTGCCGGTACCAGCTCTTGGCTTACAGCTATTTTATCCTTCTTGCTCATCGGATACGAGGCTTTTTGCAACCTCTCGAGGTTGTATTACGGCCTAATGGGCGGTGTTTGTGGGAATCCAACAAGGTTTCTTGGCACCGTGACCGACATCTTTCACTCAGGTTCTCACGGCACAGCCATTGCAATAGCAGGTTTTTCCGCTGCTATGTTGGCCGCAGTCCAATACACAGCAATTTTCGAAATCAACAAATAATACTTCACGCTATGGAAAAAATGACAAAAGAACAAGCAATCCAGCACATTGAGACTCTTTATCCCCCTGATTCGCAATTTCCTGACGTTCGGGCAACTGGCCGATGGTTAATGGATAAAAATATCGGCAATTCAGTGGGATATAACAACTGGAGAAATTTGCCCGAGCAATCTTTGAAAGAGCTGGCTACAATCAATCTTTTACACGCTAATGAACATGCCTAACATGCCGAAAATTGACTGGTCAAAAGCCCCAAAATGGGCAAATTATTACGCCATAAATGGCTATGATGGTCGTGCTTATTGGTTTGAGGCCCAACCATATCCGGACAAAAAATACAGGGAATGGGATTCAAACGGAAAAATGTTTGAATTTCATCAAAAATATCCAATCCAATACGATTGGGAACAAACACTTATTCAAAGACCAGATAATGGACTTCATTTACTTTCTCTGCAAAATAGCGGGTTTTGAGCCATTCGACGTGCAGAAGCACGGCGTTATCGCTCCAGCCGCTTGGCATGGCGCCAAATCAGCGCCAAAACAAAAAGATCGGCCTTCTGAGTTTGAGGTGGTCGCAACCACCGCATCATCGGTGGCCTTATCCACAAAACTGAAACCGGCAGATGGCGAGCGCACATACGAAGCTCCGGTTAAGTCTGGTACCAGTACCGACACCAGCGGTCGCACGCCCTACCTTACACACGACGACCTGCGCGAACTTGCGCGTCGCAACGTCTCCAAGCGAGCCGCGGAAAAAGCAAAACCACTATGGTACGAAGGTCGGTCATCGGCGGCCATTGCCAAGGCCGTCGGCATGTCGCAGCGGACTATCGAGGGCGCAATAGGGGCATTCAATGCAGCCCTACCGCAAGTCACCGCAGTTGCGGTCGCAAATGATTGATTACTAAACAGGTGTGGTTGCGGTAAATTACCGCAAGTAACCCGCAACTACACCGCAAATAACACCGCAAATGCAAATATTCTGGGTACTCATTCTTATTACTGTATTTTCCTTTCTATGGCATGCCGTATGGCGCACCCGTCAGGAAACGGCCAGACAACTATATTTTAACCGGCTCGCTATGCCGGTTCTGCTCCTACCTGACAGCCCATTCGATACCGGATTCTCCGCCCGTATCGAAGGCATCCAGCGCGCGCTCGAAGCCTCCGGTAATACCTTCAACGTGCGGATTATCGCTACCCCGTACTACGCACCGGTGGGCGACCTTCAGACAATCAACAAGTCATTCGATATGTACGTCCTGCTTCAGGTGCAGGCATGGCTCGAAGCTAGGGAACAGGTAGCAGCCACAGCCTACAAGGCCGCACCAGATGCGGCATTCGAAGTCATTGCCGGTGCAAAAAAAGCAAGTTAGTTTTCATCCAAAAGTAAAACGAAATATGAAACAAGCCGTAACACTTACTTCCGCACAACGCGAACATTACTTTAAACAACTGGCTCCAACGGACGTCGAAATCGTAGTGGTGGAACCAGCACAACGTTCGCCCGTGCTCGAAATATCCGAACGAAAGCCAGACGCATCCGTGCAGGCCAAGCGCAGCGAGATGATTCGCCAAGAGTATGCTCGCCAACAGCAGTTGGCGCAGGCTCAATATTCGCCTGTATCACGCGAATCCGGCGCAATCACACTACTCAAGTTAGGATCACTCGGAGCCGGCGGCGCTCTGGCTTGGGAGATTGCTACTGCCTTTAATCCCACCGCTCTTGCCATCACCGCTGGCGTGATGGCCTTCGTCGGCTTGCTTACTTACCCGCGCAAGTCCCAGCCCCGTGAACAACAACCTACTTGGATGCCAAAGAACCCACATCCAGTACCGGGTTATAAGCAGGCAAATGTCAATATTAATCCTGTCATTAATGTGTCCGTAAATGTGCAACAATGAAAAATAAAAAGACAAATCAAACATCACTTTTCGAGCGCCTGATTATAACCACAATAGCAATATTCGCATTTGTGTACTTGGTTTTTATTTTTTCATCACCAAAACAGGTAGTTGATTGCAAAAAATGCAATCAACAACTACCTTTGTAACGCGTAAGGCAGCAAAGATGTAGTTAAAATGGTATTTGGTTTCCCCCGCTGATACATATTAGCGGGGGTTTTTTATTCGTTCAGAGATGTGGCTTCCTTAGTTCTGGAATAGTAGTGAAACATAATCGGTACTTTCCGATCATCCAAGTGCAGACCGCGCTCCATCACACCAACCGTTAGGCCCAGCGACTGTGCAGCCTGCACAATCCGGTAACGCAGCACTGGGTCGGTACACATAATATCCACCGCCCGGCCTTTCAAGTGCAAGGATGCCGGAGCACCACCCACCAGTTTATTTTTCTCGGAGGATCTGAATGCGGAGGTTATGACGAATGGCGTACCTGAAAGGTGCCGGCATTCGTCGAGCTTACGAAGAAACTCGGCATTCATTTTTTCAGACACATCGTGTCCGTCCATCCGGAAGTCCGCATCCGTGAAATATCGGAGTTTAAGCGTCAGGGGCATCTTCAAATTCAAATTTATCATGCGGCGCCCTGGTGAACTCGATTACCCGTTTTCCCCATGTGAGTTCGCCAAAGTGGCTAATATCAACAATCACGTGCATATTCGGCCTTTCATCACGAATAGCCTCCGCCGCCTTGTAAAGCGCATGAATCGCCTTATCAGCAGCGTCCTCACCAATGGCTTCGTATAGCACCTCTTGTACAGCCTTATTCATCATCATCCATATTATTAGCAGCCCACATTACAGCCCAACTGCACAATAGGCAGGGGCCAAGAAAAATCCAAAAAACAATTTTGGCTACAATCATTTTCATTCCTGTTGCATTCTTTTCAACTTCGGAAATCGCGCTGAAAGTTCATTCACCAGCCACTCCACACGAGATTCCAGCCGCGTGCGCTCCATCTCGCAGCGCCGAATTTCATCAATCTGCGCTTCGATCTTTTTGTCTTGATTAACGATGGTAATTTTCATTTCATTGGTGCGCGCAACGAAGTCGTGGTACAAGGCAATAATAGCCAGGGAAAGAAGTACAACGGTGCCTCCTTGCTTTCTGATCCACTCAAGAAACAACTTCTGGAACTCCATGCCGAATGAGTAATTTTTGTTCAAAATTAGCGCCATTTTGTCCCTTATAATGCAAAAGGCGCGCCTTTTTTCACATAAAATGCTAACTAATTGTGAATGTTATCCCGCTGTTTCCGGATAGCCCTTGAAGATAGGTCACTGCCGCCTTTTCAAACAAGCTGTACGCTTGTGCCGTAGCGCCCGTGCCAGTCATAGTTTCAGCATTCAGCACATTTTTGGCCAAATACAGCGTATGTTGGCCCATGGTATTATCATTGGCATCCCGAGCAATGAGGTTAAGTGTTGCGCCCTGATTGTTATTGATCACGGCCTGTACTTCAATTTTTGGCTCAAAATATTTGATCGCATTCACGATCGTACTTGTGTCCATAAGCACCACATTGGCGCCGCTTGATACTGTAATCATATATTAGAAATATTCTACGTTCCAGCGCCACGCGTACTGCGTGGACGCCGCTAAAGTTCCATTGGCGGTGAATGTCAAGCCCGTACCATTTGCGGCGCTTACATATACCTTCGTGATGTCCGTAGCCGCCTGCGTGGTGGCTGCGCAAAAAACAGGATTAGAAGCTGTCGCTCCGGTTACACCATAAGTTACGTTCAGGATTGGCGCATTCGCCGAGGGAGCCGTACCGGTCGTCACAAAAATATAAAATCCATTTTTCCCTCCAGTCACCTGAAATGTAGCACCAGTACCTGCTCCCGTCCCCAGCGTCACTGTCGGCGGGTTATTGGTATTGAGCATCACCAGCGATCGTGTTCTGCCGGTGTTATTGTCAATCTCAAACGCTGGCGCGGTATTATTTACGCCAATTTTTGTAGTCGTCTCATTCGTAATAGTCAGGCCATTTGTACCGGTAGATGGATTAGATTGAGGCGCAATCCTGAAAACATCCAAGTTGCTGTTATCAACTCCAAGCGACCAAGACATTATTCCCAACACACTCATTACAATATATGGATCACCGCCGTTTGCTCCGCCCACAGTTAATTGCAACTGCGTGTTACCGACCCCCGATGTATTCCACTGATTGGATAGCAGCATGTATATCAATCCAGATGTACTGCCTTGCGCTCTAATTACCTCTTTCGTACCACTCGTCCCCACCGGTGCAATTTGCAGGTTGGCTGATGGCGTGGCAATGCTGCCTATACGCAGGAACAGGTTGGTATTATCCCACAGCAGGTTGCTACTACCTCCAATAGTATTGGCGGCCGTTCCGAATGCCACTTGGGTGTTGGATATGGAGCCGCCAATGCCACCGGTGCTGATCGTGGCATATTCCAGCCCGGTGCCGCCTGAGTTTACCCGAAGTACCTGCAATGCCGTGCCGATTCCTGTAAGCCCCGTGCCGCCCCGGGCCGTTGGCAACGTTCCGGTAGTCAACTTTGCGGTATCGAGGTTCGGGATGTCCGCCGGTACCAGAGAGCGGAATAGCGGTATATCTGATCCACCAGATGCAGGCCCGGCAAACACATAGTTGGTGGCCGTTGTATTCAGATTCAGATTAAGGGTTCCTGATCCAGTTACCGGCGAACCTGTTACAATGAATATGCCAGGAGCCGTTAATCCAACGCTTGTTACGGTGCCAACGTTAGGCGTCCAATACTCCAGTGCAGTCCCGGTAGGGTTCACGCGCAGCACTTGTGTCGCAGCTCCGATCGTATTCAGCCCGGTGCCGCCCCGGGCCGTTGGCAACGTTCCGGTAGTCAACTTTGCGGTATCGAGGTTCGGTATGTCGCCAGCGACCAATAGCCGGAACGTCGGCACATCGCCGCCGCCAGATGTCGGCCCGGCAAATACAAGGTTGGCCAATTGCGTCACCAGCGCCGCAGTCAGCGTACCTGAAGAAGTCACCGGTGAGCCGCTTACGCTGAACAAACTCGGCATCGCAAGCCCTACACTTGTAACGCCACCGGTGCTGATAGTGGCATACTCCAGCGCCGTGCCGCCTGCATTCACGCGCAGCACCTGCAATGCCGTGCCGATCGTGTTCAGCCCCGTGCCGCCCCGGGCCGTTGGCAACGTTCCGGTAGTCAACTTTGCGGTATCGAGGTTCGGGATGTCGCCGGCGACCAATAGCCGGAACGTCGGCACATCGCCGCCGCCAGATGTCGGCCCGGCAAATACAAGGTTGGCCAATTGCGTCACCAGCGCCGCAGTCAGCGTACCTGAAGAAGTCACCGGTGAGCCGGTTACGCTGAACAAACTCGGCATCGCAAGCCCTACACTTGTAACGGTGCCACCAGACGCCGAAGGAATAGGTTCCGCCTGCCAGCCATTTACCGCATCCCATGTCAGTACATGTCCATCCGTTGTACCAGAGTATGGCGCCCATTCATCTCCATTATGCCGCAATATTTGTCCCAGCAAACCATCCGGCAGATTCATGCCGTCACCCCCTTCCCCCGTGTACTTGTTGAGAACAGAATACAAAACGTAGGCATCTTTTGGGAAATCGTAATCAATAGTCTTGCTGGTAACTGATAGCGATGTATCCCCGGCGTTGGCGGTGGCCGACACAGTAAATCCTTCAATTCGCCCGTTTTGGGGATTGACCAGAAATATATCATCACCGGCAAGGTAGGCATTAGCCTTCACGCCGAATTTCAGCGGAATAGAGGTCACTACACCGGAAGTAACTGCTCCAGAAAGATAATTGGTGGCTTGCGTTGCCAGTCCCAGTTCTGCCAGCCCGCCGGGCGTGCCTTTCACATTGCTTTCGGTCTGAAATTGTCCGGATGATCCACCGCCGCCTGGTGCAGTCGTAGGATAAGTTGTTGGGTCTGGCACGCGCACAATCGGCCCCGAATTATGGCCGCGGTTCACTCCGGCCGCATACCAGGTGCCGGTAGCCACGCCCGTCTGTGTCTCAAATTCGGCCTGCATCAACAGGTAGCCAATGTTATCTGTTGTCACGATCCGCGAATGCGGAAAGATATTACTGCCGGCTATTCGACCATCCAGCAGGCGCAAGGGTTTATCCTGCCCGGAGAGTATTTCAGCGGCAATCAGGTTCCCAAACTCAAAGTTAGTCGCGTCAGTCCCTTGGCGCCAGGTGGCCGTTGTATCAGTCCACGCCGATCCGTTTGCGCTGGTCTGCAATTTCACGGGCGTCCAAGGCTTCACAGCATGCCCAAACAAGGAGTTGAAATCAACCGCTTCACTATTACCAGTGTTCGTATTACTGACCGTATAATATCGGTTGGACTCGTAATTGTTCGCATCGTCAGTTTTCAGCATGATGAAAACCAAGTCGCTGAAACGCCAGTCATTTACCGTTACCCCTTGATTATTGCCCGTGTTTTTTTCACCGGCAAGTGTATCAAAGTCAATTGTCAACGATTGTACCCCGGATGGCAGCACAGGTGTAACGATTGAAAAATCGAGAAAAGTGGTAGCCGTAGTGCCATAAAAAAAATCCGTACTGATCTCGTAGTACACGCTGCTGATCTCCCACGCCTGCGGCTCCCTGATAATGATATTAATTGGATTGCCTGACCCATCTACACCCGGATCGGTAAAAGAGCGCAGCCGATGCCCCGTATCCAGTACAATATCCGCGCGAAAAATATATCGCCACGGATCAGTGTAGCCGGAAATGCTGAGGTTGAAGTACACCCTTCCGGAAATCCGAAAGTACGTAGTAGAATCAAATTCAATATTGGATAAGGAGGTAGGGTTGTTGTTCCCCGAGGTCTTAAACCACTTGTACCCCAATCCCTCGAGGTAGTTTTTGTTGGTTCGGTGATCGTAGCGTACCAGCGTCCTTTTGATCGCCGGAAGGTAATTGAATACCACCGTGCTAATTTTGTGTCCGATCGCCGAATTGTTTATCAGCTTATCCGATTGCGCATTGATCACACTGGAAATAAGCGATCCAGCAGCGCTGTACCGCCTTTCCGGGTAATTATCCAGCGAACGTTCGTTGATCTGCTCAAAACGATAGGAGCCGCCGGAAAATATAAGCCTGGCACACCAGTGACGACAGATAATTTCCAGCACCTCATAGCACGATTTGAACTCCCACACATCCCCGGCATCTGCGCCGGTACGCTTCGAAAATACCTCGCCGGATACCCGCGTGAGCGCCAACGGGTCTTTACCGGCAGCCGGCGCGCCAATAGTGGAATCAACCCAGTTTACGACCGTGCGCAGGAAGATGCCGGATGGAAAGTAGATAGCCGAAAGTCCGTCTTTTTTCAAACAATTCAATACATGCTCTAATACCGGAACGTTCCCGTAAGGCGTAGCCGTCGGGAAGGAGCCAACTGCATAATCAATGCCTTTCAGCCTGGCAAGTCCGTCGGTAGCAGTAATCTTGAAGGTGTAAGCATCCGCCAAATCCTCGAACCCGCTCAAATCCGGCAGCACATATCCGCACCAATACAATGAGTACCCTGTGCCACCATTATACTCAACGGACACCGTGTAGCGCCCTTCCGCGCTGCTGATCAGATTATTGGCAAATGTTTGAATAACGGAATCGGTAAGAGCCGTCACTACTACATCAATATCGCAACTACTTCCTACGATTGGGTTCAGCCGGTTTTTTCCATCGCCATTATATCGAACGCGGGCCCCACCGGCGGCTAATTCAATTTGCGTGGCCGTGCCTCCCGGACTGCCATCATTGATATTGACGCGGAAAGTTCCGCCCTTTATGGAGGGATATATTGCTTGTAGTACGGTTGCCATTACCTAACCCTGCGACGGTTCGCCGCCGCGCGTTCGCTTGAAATTAAGATGTCCTCACCTCGGATAATGCCGTACACTTCTGTTTGCCCGGCGCCTTCCTGGCGAAAAATATTCCGCAACTTGGATTCAGGCGCCGCAATTTCCGGATTCGATCTGGCTCCAGGGTATTCACCCAGCAGCGCCAGCGTCGGGCCGGATATTACGCCACCAGACGCAAGCGCCGGGATTCCTACGCGCCCAATCACATTGTTGAAAAGCGCGCCGGCTGCCGCACCGGCTGCCGCACCAATCGCCAGGTTGAAGGGGAATGGCACCGTTTTCAGCGCGCTGGCCACCGTGGAAGCTACCCCTTCTATAATGTACGCACGGGCTACTTTGGCGGCGCTTCCCAAGGCTGCCTGCGCAAGCTGTTTAAACGACGTGGCGCCCTCATTGGCACTCTGTGCCATGGCTTTCCCAATAGCAAGCGCGGCGTTTTCTACCACCGATCCTGATTCCGCTATTTGCTCTACTGCCTGCTCATAGGCATCTGAAAAAGAAAGCGTGCCTTTTTCAAGCCCATTCATAATTGCCTGAACCGTTGTCATCGGCTCAATCGAAGCTTGAATAGAGGCCGTAAAATCACGTATTCCTTGCGCTGTATCTCGAAATCCTTGGGCATCCGGCGGCACAATCCCGAAAGCACCATCCTGTACATTCGTGGGATCGGCCACCGGCCGCTGGATACCCGTTGAGCCTGCCTGCACGGTGGGCAAAGTTGGCGTCGGGTCAGAAAAGAAATTCTTCAGCGAATCCCATTCTTCGCGCAGTTTTGCGGAGGTGTCTTTCGTATCCTCCAGCCGCTGATTCAGTTTTTCTACATCCGGCGAAGCAGATGAAAATCCGGCTTTCAGCAGTTTGTCAATCGAGGAAGAAAGCAACTTTATTTCTGCTTCGGTATCCCGACTCCCATCCCCGGCCAGTTGTACGCGCTCTTCGTAGGCGTTCAAGTTAGCATTGACCGCGGCAAGCGCAGAGGCCATTTTTTTTGTATTATCCGCACTTTGTCCGGCCGCTGCTGCTACTCCGTTTACAGATGCAGAAGCCGCTGCAGCCGCCCCGCCAAACTGGTTGGTAATGTCCGCTGCCGTTTGGTTTTCGTCAATTAGTTTTTGCAGTGCCGCTATCTGTGCTTCATACGCTTTTTTGGCGTCGTTTGCGTTTTTTACCGCTTGTATCCCACCTTCCTGTAAAGCTTCTTGTGCCGCCGAAAGAGATTGCAATGGGTTCAGCACGGATTTTATAGCAGATTTTGTCGCGATAAATCCTGTTTGCAATACTGTCAACTTGGATTCATCTTTCAGATCCGCGAGATTTGTTTTAATCTCGGCAATCTTATCAACAGCCTGCTTTACGGTTGCGGCGCGGATCAATTCTTTTGTGTAGGCCTTGAGCGCCGTGGTTACATCTTCCGTAGTAGCTCTTTCCGCGTCAAGTTGGCCGAAATATGTCGGATTAAGTTGTTTAAGCGCCTCAATTGCGCGCCTTTTATCATCACGGCTTGCATTTTCGCGCGTGAAAACGCGCACCAACTCTTCTGCCTTGGTTGCTTCCTGCGCTGCTGATTCAGCAGCTGATTTTTGCACATCAGACAGAGCTTTTTGCGCCGCCACTGTTTCATTAACTCTGTTGGTGAGCGTGTAGAAAGCAACGCCCAAGGCTACTACAACGGCAATCACCGCACCGATCGTAGTTGCCTTGGTCGCCAAGTCAAGTGCTTTCCAACTCTGAACAAGTTTTGTGATTCCCAGTGTTGCCGCCAGCCCGTTAGATTGAATGGACTTAAAAAATGCTACCACGGCGGGGCCTGTGCCTGCAACTGCTTTCAGTCCTGTTACCAACTGAGCGCCAACGCCATTTAAAACGCTGATGACTTTTACAACCGGCCCGGCTGCTACTGCAAGCAGGGCAAATTGAACCACCGCACGCTTGCTCGAATCTTCGAGGCTTGTGAAGTAATCTACAATTTTGGTCAGCGCCCCAATCATTGTATCTGCTACCTGGCCAATGTTAAACGTCTTATCAATTTCATCACCCAACCTGGCCATTTGGTTTTTCAGCCCCGATGTCAAATTCACCAAAGCGTTGGTTATGCCGCCTTGCACCCGTGGGAGCGTTTCCAACTGCTTGGTTATACCCGCGATAAATTGCTCTGCCGTGATTCCCATTTCCCGAAGCCGATCCGCGCTCCTGGTGCCGAATGCCTGCTCCATGGCCTTGGAGATGACCGGCATATTTTCCTGAATGATTGTTAAGTCCTCTTGCAGGATTCTTCCCTTCGCAATCATTTGCGTGAACTGACGAGTCACGCTGTCAAGTTCCAACGCCGTGCCACCAGTGGATGCGACTGCGTTGGCAAGTTGTACCAGTATGCCCCGGGCCTCTTCCGCCGCAAATCCGACAGATTGCAGACGAATAGAGCCGCGAACGGCCTGCTCAAAATCAAGCCCCGGTGCAAGCGCTGCTTGCCGAAGGGCATCTAATTCGGCTTTTGCTTCGGATACGCTTCTGCCAGCATCCACGAATGTAGATTCAAGTGCCAGGCGTAACGATTCTATTTCTCCAGCAGCCTTGATAGCCGTGCCGCCAAACAAAGCAAGCGGAGCAGAAACGGCAATCGTCAGGTTATCGCCCAAAGATGACAATGAAGAAGCGCGGCTTCGCATTGTCTCTATCATCGAGGTAAATTTTGCCTTTAATACGTCAGACTCACGCTGAACAGCTTTCAGCTTGTTGGCTAACTCCTGAACCTGCGGCGAAGCAGCCTTAAACCCTGCCTTCAGCAGCCGATCAATACTATCCTTCAGAAATTTGGTTTGCTCCGCCGCCGTTCTGCTCCCGTTACCGTAGAGTTCTAACTTTTCATTGTACGCAGTAATTGAGGAGTTTACGGATGCAACCGATTTTCGCATCGTAAACGTTACCTTTTCCAGGTTCTTTTCGAACTCGGTAGTAACAAGGCCCAGGCGGACGTTCAAATCACTAATTGTCGGCATACTGTGATTCTAATTTGATACCCAATTGCTTTTCGAGAATGGCAATTGCGTCAAGTTCAAAAGACTTCATTTCCTCAAGATTGAACGGTTCAAACACCGGCTTTTCTACCTCCCACTCGAACTGGAAAAGTTTCTTGGCCGACAGCCCGCCGGACTTTTTCCCAACGTGCGGCAACACAGCCAGCCAGCCGATAAATCTGGCGCGCTCCCATTGCCGCCGCTCCTGTTGGATATACGCTTTTTGCCGGGCTGCAAAATACCTGGGCGTGCTGTCCCAGAACTCGCTTTCCGACATTCCTACCATCGCGGCCGCTTCAATCAGTTCTTGCCACGCCGTCGGGCCGGTGACGGGCGCGGCGCCTTCTTTTTTTCGGTACCTTCGGATTGGTCTGCTTTCGGCAATGATTCGAACAGACATACGAATACAGCCTGCATAGCCTCCGAATCATCGAATAGCCATTCGGCCACATCCTCTTCCTCGAAATCCACGGTTACGCCTTCCTTCCTGTGCGCATATTGCAAGCCCACAAACGTGAGCTTGGTCAATGGCACGATTGAAAAAGATTCCGCCGCTTTTCGACCCGAATTTTGAAGCATTGTGGCAGCATCTTCCAGCTCCATCTGTTGCGGATTAATGCCCGATATTGCAGATGCCGACCTGGTGATCATGTCAGCAACCTGCAATACCAGGGCATTGTAGTTGTTACCGGTTGTAACTTCATAGTTGTACGCTACCCGATGCCCGAAAGCAATAGGTCTTTCTTTTCCGCCGATTTTGATGTAGTCAATCATTAGGTCGTTGCTTTTGCCAGCGCGCCGCTGCCGGTGATTTCGAACGAGAAGGTTACGGCTTCGTCGTTGCCGTTGGAGGTCAGTTCGAGCGAGCTGATGTATCCGGTTCCACTGAATTTCGTGTCACCGGTTACCCCGGTCTGAAATACGATCGAGACGGCCGTCTGGTTGTTCCAGGCATCCCACAAGACCGTGTAGCCGTTGGTTGCAGAAAAAGCCAGCAATCCTTCACCGGATGCAGTCCAGTTCTTTACGCCCGGTTGCTGAGCGCCCCAAGCGCCTGCATCCTTACACGTTGTTTCGAACATGTTGGTTGTCTGCGAAAGGCTTGCATTCGTCTGGCAGGTGATGAGGACAGGCGTAGTGCTGCCCGTGTAAAAAGCCATGTTTTTGGCCAAAACCGTTCCTGTGGTCGGCATAGATAGAAAATTTAGACGTTAACGTTATTTTTTGAAAGTCAATGCTTCCTTGGCTTGCGTTTGCGCTTCGATTGCACCCGGCTCGGGGATACACTCGGTAAGTTTTGTTTCGGTTGGATCGAATTTGAAAGTGCGCGCATCATCCGGCACTTCGGCAGCCTTTCCTTCAGCAATTAGTCCGCGCGCGAATGATTCGTCAAAGCCGCCTACCCAGCCGGGCTGCCACGCTGTTCCGTTGATTTCGATCGTTTTTGTGATTCGTATTTTCATAGTATTATCGTTTGAGCACCACCGAGTACTCCGACATTTGTCGGAATTTTTCAGGTACATCTGAATACCCGGTTATTATGCGTTGTAAGAAAATGCCGGTGATATTGGCGGTTTGCTGGTAGTCTATTGCGGCTCGAATAGCCTCGGATGCCTGGCATGCGCTTGCAAAAGTGGACCCATATACGTCTATTTGAAGCCTATGCACATCCATATCCGAAGCACTGGTTTTGGTGTTGTTCGGTTCCGTTCCAGTTACATTCAGCGCCGCGCAGGGATATGCGCTTCCCTGGGCAATGATTTCAGCGTACACCCGGCCAGACAGCAGGTTGTTGGCCGTGGTATTTGCGGCAATAAGTTCGCGAATTGGCTGAATGATATTCATTTTACACTTTTTTCAATTTCCTTCTTCAACAGCGTGACTGCTTTTTCCAGCACCGCAGGGCCGGCAGATTGTACGGCAGGCCGCACAAAAGGCCCTGGCTTGATGCCGGAACCCGGCGCCCCAAACTCCATCCAGTGCGCATAATAGGCGTCGGTTCGGATGCCTTTAAAGTCGCCTCGAGGATTGCTCTTATTCAAGTTTGGCCCCACAAACACAGCAGGCGACTGATTGAAGATCAAAATCTTGAAAGACCGCTTCAAGTTTCCCGGGTAATAGGTTGCTACTACCTCTCCGCCCACGGAACGGCTGTGAGGCTGATCTGATTCCGGTGCGCGCACCTGAATTTCCTGAATCAGCGGTTGTGCCGATCTTTTGTAGATTGACTGCATCCTTTTCTTTGAGTTCGCACTCATACGGCGAAGCTTATCGCGCAACTCGTTTATTTCGGCGTTTATGCCGGAATTGTCGTTTATCTTGGGCATTACTACTCCCTCCTTTCTGCGGTTAGTTGCAAATATTGATTCAATCCAATTTCGGCTATTCGGGTAATATCGTACACGTTGCCATTGTACGTTATTCGATCTGTGAATTGCACATCGCGTTTCCAGATCACGAATACGGTGTTTTGCGTAGCAATTTTCAAGGCGTTAGCCATATCTTCACCAGATCCGGTTTGCGGATGATCAAGAGAAGCCCACACAGTAGCCAGATTGGAATACGATTCCACCCGGCCACCGTGTGAGTCCACCGTCACCGTTCGGCGCTGGATAGTTATGCGCCGATTCAAATTACCTATGTAAGTCTTAGACGCCATTTTTCGGCCGGAGCACGTAATAGAGTATCGTGGCGAGGGAAAAAATAGAAGTGACCACTCCCTGCCAGTTGCCGATCAGGGCGGAATCCAACAGGTCACGAACGCGCTGAAAAAAATCAATTGGAAGAGCCGGAACAATAGCGATCACCGCAGTACCAATATAGTTCCAGGTATTGGCGCTTCTGATCCATGCTTTCCAGTCCACGGTTGCGCTTTTCATCTTCTCGCGCACCAGGCCTGCGCCTGCCACGATGCCGAATAGCGCCTCAACAATACCGCGAAGCTCACCTTCCGGGAATCCGACCCATAGCCCGCCAATGGCGAGCACAATGGCAAGCGTAAAATTGGTTGATTTAAACAAATCGTTAATTTTCATAATATTAGTTTATTAACAGTGAAATCGAAGGTAGGCCGACATGAGCGCATCGGATGCACTCGGCAAGGATTGTGTTGGGTCTTCACGGTTGGTGTACAGTTTCCCAATCATCAGCAGGAGCGCAGTTTGAATGTCGTTAGGCACATCAGACGCTTTTGTGCCGAATCCGGCGGTATAGGTTATCGTAACCGCCCCGGCACGGTCTGCTACCGTGGATGGATATTCGTACCCAATTTTAGGCGCAACAAACGAAGCATTGAGATACCTTCCTGAGTAATACTCAGCAGAATCCCAAGTTTTGGTGGTGCCGTCAGCGTCCAGATACTGGATACTGGTGATAGCTACAATAGGATGAACACGCAGTTCGATTGCTCTGGAAGAAAAGCCGGGAAATTCGCGGTGCGTCTCCACGTAGGTCTGGCTCAGCAGCGAAAGGCCATAGTGTTGCTCGATCGTTTTTGCACAGCCACGGATCAGGCCTATTACGTACTCATCGTCGTAATTAAGGTCCTCATTGCGCAGATGTTGGCGAACGCGGTCGAGCGTTACTGGAAGATCGGTATACGCCGATGTAATCCGATATGATTCGTATGTGTGTTGCTTCATCAGATGTACCATATCAAACGGGGAGTATAGAATGCGCTGGAGTATATAAGGTTGGCGTTATTGCCGGTGAGCGTCACGGCGGCCGTGTCGGTCTCTAATTTGTTTGTTTTTGCAAAGTTCGCAGGGCCACCGGTGAGTGTGTAATTGCGTCCATCGGCAACTAACCTGAAAGTTCGGAAGATTGCATCATTAGCAGTCACAGTCAGGATCGCAACCGAAGCCACCAATTTTTTATCCTGGTTGAAATCTGCAGCAAGCCCAACCAGTGAATATGTTTGCGTGTCCGAATTAAGGCGGCGAAAGCTTATCAGCCCGGCATCTTGACCGGTAAGGGTGAAGTTCCGGCTGTCTGCTAATATTCTGAATGCTCGATTAGAATCTTGCCCGGCAAGCGCGAGGGCAGCCGGCTCCATCATAAGCCGCGCGCCGCGATTCACGTTAGCAGCCTGACCGGCGAGCGATAACACTCCTGTATCAGCCAATATCTTTCCGGCAGAAAGGAAATTGGCAACTTGCCCGAACAGATTGAATTGTGAAAATTCGCTGGTAAGAAATCGGTTGAGATTCAATCCGGTGCTTTGCCCAAAAAGCAAAAATGATGAGCCGGAAGCGGTCACATACGTTCCGAAGTTCAGCCCGGCAGCCTGTCCGGTAAGCGTGAATGCGGCCTGCTCCATTGCGATCCGGGCGCCCCGGTTGAGATTGGCCGGTTGCACGCCGAGCGTGAAGGTTCCGATTGCGGCATCCAGATTGCCCGCGGTAATGAATCCGGCAGCCTGTCCGGCCAGCGTGAAGATTGCCTGATCGGCAATAAGCCGAGCCCCGCGGTTGATGTTTGAATCCTGGCCGGTAAGCGTATAGGTTGCCTGATCGGCTGTAAGAGGACGGCCGCGGTTAAGATTGGCATCTTGCCCACCGAGCGTGAAGGTTGTCTGTTCAGCTATAATCCGGGCGCCCCGGTTGAGATTGGCCGGTTGCACGCCGAGCGTGAAGGTTCCGATTGCGGCATCCAGATTGCCCGCGGTAATGAATCCGGCAGCCTGTCCGGCCAGCGTGAAGATTGCCTGATCG